GTAGAAAGCCGTGAGTTCCGTGAAACACCTGATATGTTCTGGACTCGTAAAACTGGCATTGACAACTTTACCCCACGTCTAGCATTACAGTTAATTGGCACAGATGTAATGCGTAATCATTTCAACTCTGATATTTGGCTTAATAGTCTAGAGTATAGAATCCGACGTGCATCAACATCAGAGTGTGTAGTAATCAGTGATGCTCGATTCCGTAACGAACTTGATCTAATTCATAATATGAATGGTAAAATTATTTGGGTCAAGCGCGGAGAACTACCGCAGTGGTATGATGTAGCAGTAAGTGCTAACTCGGGTAATGCAGTAAGTCGTAAAATTATGCAAACTCGCTATAAAGATATTCATGAAAGTGAATGGAATTGGGCCGGTTACCCTGTCGACTTTATAGTTGACAACAACGGCTCACTTAACGATCTCGCTGATCAGGTTGAAGATATACAGCGTAAAATCTTTAAGAGTACACTTAAATTAGTTTGAAGCCTATTTACCTTTTGATGGTAAATTTCGTGTACCCACAATTCAAGTAATACCATTTTTCTCCTTTTTTGCATAAATAATTGCAACGTTCATCAAAGGAGAACATAAATGGCGACATTAGTTTCACCTGGTGTTAGTATTAGCGTAACAGATGAGAGCTTCTATGCTCCAGCTGGTACAGGTACCGTTCCTCTTATCGTAATTGCAACAGCACAAGATAAGAGCACACCCGACGGTAGCGGTACAGCAGAATTTACTACATCAGCAAATGCAAATCTAGTTAAATTAATCACAAGTCAACGCGACTTGTTAACAAACTACGGTAACCCTAGTTTCCAAACTACAGCAAGCAATACACCAATTCATGGTCATGAGCTTAACGAGTATGGTCTACTAGCTGCCTACAGTTTCTTAGGCGCAGCCAACAGAGCATATGTTGTTCGTGCCGACATCGACCTTGCCGCTTTACTTCCAAGCGCAGCCGAACCAACAGTAGATCCAGACAACGGTTCATACTGGTTAGATACCAGTGAAACTGTTTGGGGTCTAAAGCGTTGGAATGGTAGTGCATGGGTACGTCAAAGCATTAAGGTTCCAGCAAGCACAGATCTAACAACAGCAAAAGCACCAAAAGCCGCATATGGTAAAGACGGTGAGTTTGCAGTAGTTTATTTCACTGATTCTGGTACAACTGATACACGTATCAAGTTCTATCAAAAGACCAGTGGTGCATGGGCAGCTATTAATTCTTCAGCATGGAATTCAGCAACAAGTGGCGCAGACTTCCAGGTAGCTACACACTTAGCTATTCCAACAACAAAGAGTGGTGGTGGTTCACTTGCTACAGGTGACCTGTTCCTACAAACAACAGCACCTAACAACGGTACAACACTAAAAGTTAAACTGTACGATAGCTCAACAGGCTTGTTCACAGACGAAGTAATTCCTCTATACGAACTATCCAGCGAGATTTATGCAGATCTAGGTGGTGCAGTAGAGGGCGATCTTTGGGCTAAGGTAGTTGAAAGCGATACAATTCCAGGCTTATCAATTTACCTAAAACGTCACAACGGTGGTACAAGTGTAACAGCTACTTCAACTGCGGCACTAAGCGATACAGCAATCAGCTTAACAAGCCATAGCGGTAAGTATGCATTTGATATCAGTATCAACGATGGTACACCAGTTAAGGTATTCTTAACCAGTGATACAGACAGTGATGGTAACGCTAGCGTTGACGATATGGTCGCTGACATTAACAGCGCACTGTCAACTGCTAACGCAACACTAAGCTTCACTACAAATGCTCTTGCATCAAATGTAAGCGGTAAGATTCGTATTACTAACACAGATGGTTATGACATTCTTCTAAACAGAGGTAACGTTACAGGATTTACTCCAGCAACAATTAACCTAACTGAAGACGTTGCTTATACAAACTTTGAAGCACTAAGCTACGAAGCAAGCGCCACACAAATTGCAGGCGACCTACCTGCTAATAAAATTTGGGCAGACTTCACAATTACTGCTGATCGTGTTGACATTCTAGAACATGATGGCAGCGATTGGATAAGCCTAACTACTGATCTACAAGTTACTGCAACAGAACCAACAACTCAAAGCGATGGTTCAACAGCACTATCAGCTGGTGACATTTGGGTCGACAGTGGCGACTTAGAAAACTTCCCAGTAATCTACAAGCATGATGGTGATGCATGGGTACTAGTTGATAATACAGACCAAGTAACTGGCGATGGTATTATCTTTGCAGATTTCCGTGTTGATGCAACAAGCTCACTAGACGGTGACGCTCCGGCTGCAACAGCTTATCCTGCAGGTATCTTAGGTTGGAACAAACGTGCAAGCGCAGGTAACGTTAAGCGTTGGAAACCAAACTTTACCCATGAAGGCGTACTGATTGGTCCACGTTGGGTTGACTTCTCTGGTAACAAAACAGACGGTTCACCATATATGCTACGTAAAGCACAGCGTCATGTTGTTGTACGTGCAATGCAGGCTGCATTAGCTAGCAACGAAGAATTAAGGAATGAAACAAACCGTTTCAACTTAGTTGCGGCTCCAGGCTACACTGAACTACTAGACGAAATGATCACATTAAATGTTGACCGTAAGGAAACAGCATTTATTCTAGTTGATCCACCATTCCGTCTAAAAGCAGATGCTACAAGCACTCAAGCATGGGCAACCAACAGCAACAATGCAACTGAAAACGGTGAAGATGGTCTAGTAAGCAGTACACCATACGCAGGTGTTTACTACCCACATGGTTTAACAACAAATCTAGATGGTTCAAGTGTTATGGTACCAGCAAGTCATATTGCTCTACGTACACTAGCATTTAACGATCAGGTTGCTTTCCCATGGTTCGCACCAGCTGGCTTCCAGCGCGGTCTTGTAAACAATGCTACTAGCGTAGGTTACCTAGATCCAGTAAGCTCAGAATATACACCAGTATCTCTAAGCGAAGGTCAACGTGACAGCTTGTACATCAACAAGATTAACCCAATTGGCAACTTCCCAGGTCGCGGTCTAGCTGTATTTGGTCAGAAGACTCTAAACCCAGTAGCAAGTGCATTGGATCGTGTTAACGTAGCACGTCTAGTTGTTTACTTACGTGAACGTCTAGATGACATCGTTAAACCATTCTTGTTTGAGCCAAACGACGAAGTTACACGTCAGAACGCGAAGGTTGTAGTTGATCGTTTCCTAGGTCAGCTAGTAACACAGCGCGGTCTGTTTGACTTCCTAGTTGTTTGCGATACAACAAACAATACACCAGCAAGAATTGATCGTAACGAACTACACATTGACATCGCTATTCAGCCAGTCAAAGCAGTTGAGTTCATCTACATTCCAATTCGCATCCAGAACACACTGGGCGCAACTGGTTAATAGGTTACAACAACTTAGTAACAGGAAAAGGGGCAGAGATGCCCCTTTTCTTTTGGAATTAAAGCAAGAGTTAATGATTTTGCAAAGAATATGATAAATATTTGCATATAAAACAGTTCGTAGGAGAACAAGATGGCAAATATTAATACAACAGAAACCAAGTCAAAGTTTGGTGTTCCTGTTACTGGTGCCACAGGCTCTGGTATCTTGATGCCAAAGCTAAAGTACCGTTTCCGTGTTAGTTTCTTGGGAGGCTTCGGTGGTGAAGTTGAAACAAGAACACTTACACAAAATATTCAAAACGTAACTCGTCCAAAGATTACTTACGAAGAAGTAACAGTAGACAGCTACAACTCAAAGGTTTATCTACAAGGTAAGCACAGTTGGGAGCAGATCTCTGTTGTTATGCGTGACGACATTACAAACAGCGTAGCTAAACTAGTTGGCGCACAGATTCAGAAGCAGTTGAACCACTTCCAACAGACAACTGCCGCTGCTGGTAACGACTATAAGTTTGATATGCAGATTGAAGTTCTTGACGGTGTTAACGCTGGCGCAAGTGAAGTTTGGTTCCTAGAAGGTTGCTTCTTAACCAACGTTGACTACAGTGATAGTGATTACAGCGCAAACGATCCTGTAACAATTACACTACAGGTTCGCTATGACAACGCTACACATTATCAAGGTGATAACGACGTTAACGGTCGTGCAACTGCTGGTAACCCATTCCCAGACGCAGTTGACTTCAACACTCTAGGCGTTCAGGGCTAATTTAGTCTAGCAGCGAAGGTCTCGACACGATGGGGAAGTTATTTGACATTCTTGGATTAGGTTCCGGAAAGAAAAACTTTTACGTTCGAGACTTTCGCAACGCTTATCATCTTCGACCTGACGCATCACCACCTCGTCAGAAGTTTGAAGGATATGTTAATTTCATTATTAACAGAGCTTTATTCCCAACAGATCAAACTGCTCAGTTTAGAAATCAAATCAGCAGTTTAGTAAGATCTGCATCGCTTCCTGGCGTTGACTTTAAGACTGAAGTTAAAAACAGATACAATAGTAAAAAGATAATACAAACAGGCGTAGAATATAAGCCTGTTAGTATCACTGTGCTAGATACAGTAGGCAACGAATGGCTTACGCTGTTTATGAAGTACTATTCATATAATTATATGAATGCCAGAAATAAACAAACCAACGCTGGTGGGCGCGATCTCACAGACCCTCAGAGCCTAAACTCAACTATTAACATATCAAGTAAATTTGGTAGCAGTGATTTTGATAGTAATGCCGCCGGATTCGCTATTAATCAATTGAAATATTTCTTTGAACGTATTGATTACGTGATGTATCACGGTGAACGAGCAGTACAGTACAGTTTGATTAATCCAGTGTTAAAAAGTTTTGACCCGGGCGATCTAGATTATTCCAGCAGTGAACTTCTCGAGTTTAAACTTGATTTTGAGTACGAAAGCTTCACACTATATAATCAGACAAACTTTGTTATGTCAGAGAACGATTTAAGCAGATTTGAAAACGCAACAGAGCTAACAGGTCCTGCGTTTGAATCAAATAGAATACCTCCTTCTTTAGAAAAACCAACTACGTTGCAGATACTAGGATCAAAAGAAACACCATACAATAGAGCGGCGCAGCCTAAAGTTGCAACATTAGTTAGTGCTACTACTCCGTTGGGAAATGTATCTGCTACTTATAATAAGACAATTGACGTACAAGCAGTTAGCGCCGGCAACGGATCTAACGGTGGATGGTTTAGCAATCTTCTTCAAGGCGCCGCAACCAATGCGCTTACTGCCGCTATTAATGGACAGAGTGTAAGAAATGCTGTATTGGGTACTGTAGTTGGGTCAGTTGCAAATGCCACTCGCCCGGGTGTAGCTGCTACCAGAGGTACTAGAACAACCCAGACCAGCACAAATACTGGTGAGAACCCGCAACAGAATCCAGGACCGTAACAATGAGTACTAGTCTATACGATACATTTGGTAACGAAATCAAGTATAAACAAATTGAAGATACAATTGTTGCTTATTTAGAAAAAGCTACAATTAAATTTCCTGTACCTGAAGCTAGTGTTGAGATATTAGAAAAACTTACCACTGAAGATACAACTCATATCAATCCGCAGTTGCTTGAGCAAATTGAGCTACGTCTGGTGTCATTGGGATTCAAACAAGCAAAAGCTAAAACGCTGGCCGTAGTATTATGTTCTGTAGCAGAAACACAGGGCGTAAATCCACAGACATACTTTGAAGTAAATGAAAATAGCTTAAAGCTAACTGTTGATACTTATAACACCATTAATGCAATGCGTCCGCCGGGCAATAGAATTAATGTTGCATTGCCACTTTCTAATCAGAGAAGTAGATATAAATCGTTGATAAAACCTTAAAGGGGCATGCATGAAACAGTTTGCCCAAGGAACTTACCAACCACAAAATCCTCAAAAATACGCTGGTGATAAGCCTCCCTACTTTCGTAGTAGTTGGGAATTGGCTTTTATGCGTATGTGTGATCAGCACCCTAATGTCTTAAAGTGGGCCAACGAAAGTGTAAAGATTCCGTATAGAAATCCGCTTACAGGACGCTATGCAAATTACATTCCGGACTTTATGATTCAGTACATTGACAAAGATGGTGGACAGCACGTTGAGCTCATTGAGATCAAACCTAGCGGTCAAACCACATTAGAAAATGCTCGCGGTAAAGTAAATCAGTTAGCTACACATGTTAATGCAGCCAAATGGGCGGCTGCACAAGAATGGTGTAACCGAAAAGGCATTCGCTTCAAAGTTATAAACGAAGATCAAATTTTTCACACTAACAAAAAAAGAAATCCTAGAAGCAGAATACCTAAAAAAAGATAACCATAAATATTTCTATGAGGTTATTGGTAGGTGGCGATAGCTTTGCCCAACGTCCTAAAGATGAAGATAATACACACTGGTGCGAACTATTAGCACTGGAACATTCTGTACCTGTGGACTTTGTAGCTGTTGGTGGCGCTGATATCTCTACTACTACGTTAAAAACAATACAAGCTATCCTTAGCGAGCAATATACTCACTGCGTATTTTTTATCACAGATTGGTTTAGGGATGTCGTACACGCTCAGTTAAAAGACATACACTCAAAGTTTGATTACATCACACCCACTAATTTTTATTCTTCTTTGAATCTCCCTAGTTATTGCTTTACTAGAAATGTGTTTACAGAACACACTAAGTACAGATTTACAGGTTACTTTAACTTAATTGAAAACAGTAGTGATCAGTTAAACTACAAAGAGCTTTTAAATTATATGCAGTTGAAGGCCGACTTTACTTATACACATGATCATCTTTCTAATCTTTCTATGTTAGCAAATGTTGCTAAAGAAAAGAATGTAAAGCTAATGCTTGTTGAAGTCTTTAGTAATACTATAGCTAATAATGTAGATGATTTTGCTACGTTTATACCTAATCTTCGCTCAAGTGTGTTTAATTATTTTAATTCAATGGGCACTTCACAAAAGCAGTTCTATCAACACAAGGATAACGAGCCTTATAAACAGATTCCTTCACATCACGGAGCAGGACAACACAAGCATATTCTTGCACTGTTTCGTTACGAAAAACCAAACTGGCTTACATAAATACTATTATGACTAAACGTTTAGAAGAAGAGTTCAATCTACCACCGCTAGAAGATGCATTAGCAGCATCAATGCCGTCTGCAGATGAGCCAACTACAGAATTACAAACTATCGAAGATGCTATCAGCATCAGCGAAAAAATTAACACTGCATTGTCTGAAGTTCGTGGCATGGATGGACACGACAAAGAGATGGATGATATTGCACAGCAAGCAATTGACAGTTATCAACAGCTTATGAGTTTGGGCATGAATATGAGCGATATGGCAGCAGGTCCTGTGTTTAATAATGCGGCTCAGATGCTTAAAATTGCACTAGAAGCCAAAGACAGCAAAGTTAGTCGTAAGCTAAAGCAAGTTGATTTAATGCTTAAAAAAGCTAGGCTGGACCAGCAAACTGCCAAAGACGATCCGCACGAAGAAGTTCAAGCCCAAGTACTCGACCGCAATGAATTGCTAAAACTTATCAATCAAAAAGATAAATAAGTACATAGTTGTTAAACAACTTAAAAAATATTAGGAGAATATTATGGCACAGGTAAAAAACGCCGGTAAAGGCGTTGCAGAATTTGCAACAGGTTCATTAATCAGCCGTCACAATCTAAAGTTCATTCTAGTTGATCTAGGTGGCAGCATTGCATCAGAAGACGATGCACCATTTGAAGCTGTAGAGCGTGCTCTACACCTCATTCAGCCACTAGCATACTACATGCCATCAGACACAAGTGGTAAAATCCACGCTGTAGTTGATGGTTCACAGTTTGATGCAGCAGCACTAGAAGATCAGATTCAGGCTATTGGTACTGATACAGTTAACGGTTACGACTTCTCAGGCGCAACAGTTACACTAGGCACAAGCCTAACAGTAGCTTAATTTTAATGTAGGGCAGTTGAAACGCCCGACGAGTAGAAAATGGAAAAGGGCCTTCGGGCCCTTTTCTTATATCAGATGATAAATAGTTGTAACAGGAGTTCATTAATATGCAACTAAAAGATTTTATCGCTGAAAGCTTCAAAAAAGAATATGCTTACCGCGTTAAGTTTGCTTGCGACTGCGGCCCAGAGCAAATGACCAAATTAGAAAACTGCTTACAAAAGTATAACCTAGTAAGCGCCGCTCCGTGGAAGCGTACACCAATTCAAGAAAACCCAATGGAATTTGTTCGCGCAAAGGGCGTAAAGTTTGTATCTGAAGTTTGCAGTACAGACGTAGTTCTCAAATATCCAACTAACCCACGTATCTTAGAAGTGTGGTTGGCAGTTAATATGGGTATTGACCACGAACGTGTTCTTGTATATGATGTAAAAGAACCACGTAAGCTAGAAGCAGACAATGCCGCAGAGCGCACAGAATATAATAAAGATCGTCATGTAACCGAAGATGACAGCGTATTAGGCAAAGACGAACAAGCGCATTATGAGATGCAAAACGAAGGTCTAGAAGACGTCGTTTATTTTGGCGAAGAATATAACAAAAAATTCCTAGACACACTGGCTAAGATCAAAGCTGAAAAAGGTGCAGACTATTTCCGCAGTTATCCTAGCAAAGATGAAATTATGGGCGACAATCTAAAGCCAATGTGGGATACACTGCACGGTGTTGCTAACATGGGCCAAGGTGCCGAGTCAACTAAGGAAGTTGACGTTATTAGTCAAAGTTCTAGAAGGAATTAATAAACATGAGACTGTCAAATATTTTTGAGCAAGACCCAGCTACAGCCTCCGGAGCCGCTTCAATGAGTCGCACAATGGGTAGTGCTGCCAGCGGCGCATCAGTTGCAAACGCACTAGGCAAAGCTGAAAGAGGCGAAGCATTAAATCCTACATTGCTCAAGGCCTTGGCACCTTATGCAGATACACTAGATAAAATTTTAAGCACACCTGCATTTAGAAATAAGTTTACACAACTAGTAAAGCAGGTACAAGCAGTTGATAAAAAGAATCAAGAAATGGCTGCACAAGAAAGTGTAACTGAAGATCAAGATTCAGTTGATGCAGTAGCAGGCGCAATTACACGCCGCATTATGATGCAACACATGGATCTACTCAGCAAGTATGGTCCTGTAAAAGTTATGGCAGCTATTGATGATGTTGCTGATTTTGCCGGCAGCGATGGCTTAGACGAAATTGGTTCAAGCGATGTAAGCATTTGGACCAAGCAAGTAATTCAAGATTTAGAAGCAGGTCACTATGACCGCATGGAAAGCGTACAAGAAGCAGAAGGTGACAATCCTTATATTTGTTTGTATGTTAAAAAAGGTAAAGTACTACGCCACGAGTGTTATGCACCAACTTCATATGAAGCAGCAAAGAAGGCAGCACAACACTGGGGTCTAAAAAGTACATCAGGCGTTAGTGCTCATTTAGCAGACGATTCTGAAGATGTGAAAGAAGCTGAAGGTGAAGATTCAGTTGATACAGTAACAATGGACGTTCCACTATTATTACGTATGATGGAATATGCTAGGGAAGATGCGCAAGTAGATATGGATCTACACGATGTAGCAGAGCGTATGATTTCATTGTCAAAAGACGGCCCATTAAGTATGGATGATTATGACAGTATTGTTAGTGGCGCCGAGGAAGTAGACGAAGTGTCAAACAAGACGCTATCTGCTTATACAGATAAAGCCGCTAAAGAGCGTGACGCATATCATGCAGATCGTAACAAGGATGCAGAGTCTGCTAGAAAGTACCATAACCGTAAAGCTGGCGTTCGTAAAGCATTGTCTATTACCAAAGAAGATGAGCAGTTAGACGAACTATCACCGCAAACACTTGGTAGCTATGTTTCTAAGTCTGTAAAGGACGAAAAAGAACGCCGCGAGCGTGGTATCAGAGTTCGCGACGAACTAAGAAAAGCCACAGGTAAAAACTTTGGCACACCAATTGATCGCAAGCTATACAGCCCAACAGCTAGTCGTGCAGCCGGTCAGCGACGTGCTATTGACAAGCTAACAGGTAAGTCAAAGGTTCCTGCTACAGAAGGTTATTATACTCCTGGCCCGGAAACAATGCCCGGCGCAGTCGGTCCGCAAGAAGATACTAACGTTAGCTTCAACCAAACTAAGCGTATGGGCGATGCTAGTGTAACAGTTAGTGCTAATGCTAAGGATATGGACGAACTACACCGTGTTCTAAAACTTGCAGGTATTGAAGTTAAAGGCGCACCGGATGCAGAACCTTCAGTTGCAGATGCCGCAGTAGCACTTGCTCCGCACATGCCAGAAGCACCAGCAGAAGAGCCATGTGGTTGCAGTGACGAAGCGCCAGCAGTAGAAGTAAAGCCACTAGACTTTAAGTATAGTACTGATAAAACTGCTCTAGTTAATGTGCTAAGAGATAAGCTAAAGCGTCTATAATTCAAAACTGCTGACCTTTATACAGTATAAAGGTTAAATAATTTTATGGCTAAAGGCACAGCAGATACCAGTTTAGTTAAAGCAGCTCATAGTAAAGTTGAGTATAATTCAACGACACTAAAAGAATTTAGTGAATGCTGTAATAAAAAAACTGGTCCCTTATATTTCATGCAAAACTACATGCGAATACAGCACCCTACTAAGGGTGCGATCGCATTTGATCCTTTTGAATATCAGCTAGATCTAATTGAAAATTACAATAACCATAGATTAAGTATTAACATGCTAGGCCGACAGATGGGCAAAACCACTGTTGCTGCCGGATACTTATTATGGTATGCAATGTTTATTCCAGATAGTACTGTACTAGTTGCTAGTAACAAAGGTAAAGGCGCTGGCGAAATTATGCAACGTGTGCGTTATGCATACGAAAACACCCCGGACCATATACGTGCTGGTGTAACCAGCTATAACAAGAACAGCATTGAATTTGATAACGGCAGTCGTATCATTGCTGAAACAACAACTGAAACTACTGGACGTGGTATGTCTATCTCACTGGTATACCTAGACGAGTTTGCATTCGTTCGTCCTGGCATTGCCAAAGAGTTTTGGACTTCACTATCGCCAACACTAGCAACAGGTGGTAAGTGTATTATCACTAGCACACCAAATAGCGATGACGATACATTTGCTATGATTTGGAATCAAGCAAATAACTTATACGATGAATTTGGTAACGAACGTGAAGTCGGAGTCAACGGCTTTAAAGGTTATATGGCAAAGTGGGACCAACATCCAGATCGCGATGAAGCCTGGGCTAACCAAGAACGCAACAGTATTGGCGAAGAACGTTTCCGCCGCGAGCACGAATGTGAATTTGTTATCTACGATGAAACACTTATTGATTCACTTAAATTAATTGATATGGCAGGTGTTGACCCAGCATTTAGAATGGGGCAAGTACGTTGGTATAAAAAGCCAAGCCCTGCATATATGTATGCAGTATCATTAGACCCAAGTGCAGGTACAGGTGGAGATGCAGCCGCTATTCAAGTTGTTGAGCTACCTACTATGATTCAAGTAGCAGAATGGCAGCACAACAAAACACCTGTTGAAGGCCAAATGAAAACTATGATGGACATTATGCAGTACATCAAGGATCAAGGTGCATACCAAATTTACTGGACAGTGGAAAACAACACAATCGGAGAAGCAGCATTAGTTGTTATCCGAGACACAGGCGAAGAGAATTTCCCTGGTGAATTTATACACGAACCTCAAAAGGTAGCAGGTAAACGAGCTCGCAAAGGCTTCCACACTAGCCATAAGACCAAAGTTGAAGCATGTGTTAACCTAAAACGTTTCATTGAATCCGGTAAGCTCAAAATAAACAGTAAGCCGTTAGTTTCTGAACTTAAAAACTTTGTTGCTAGGGGTAACAGCTACAGTGCTAAACCCGGTGAGCATGATGATCTTGTTATGAGTATGCTTATTAACATGCGCATGATTGCGCACATTAGTACATTTGAGGATGATGTTTATAATGTAGTTAATAACAGCTTGGGCTTTGATGTAGACATGTCGGACGACTTTGACGAGCCTATGCCAATCGGTTTACTCTAATACACTTTTGATAAATAGTATTAGGAGATAAACTATGGCAATTGATACAGCTAGCGTAGCAGAAAAGGTCTTTAATATACTTAAAGGTCACGGCTACAGTGTGCAGAGCTACGATAAAGACGGGAAACTAGAAGTTGACCCTCGCGAAGCCACACGTTTTGCAGTTGACAAGCCTAACATTCTTGTTAGAATGGACTTGAACTCAGAAACCGTAAGTTTATCCACCAGTGAGGACATGAGCAATCATCCTGTAAGAAAAATGCTTAAAAATTTAGCAAACGACTATTTGATGAGTTTTGACTACAGAGTGTTTGGTAAAAGGCTCAAGCCCAAAGGTGAAACAATGAATATTGCACAAAATTCGGAGAAAGACATGGCGGATGTTATGGAAGGCTTTGGCACAATGACTGGCAGCACTAAGACCAGTTACCAACCACTAGATAGTGTTAAAATTGTCGTTAGACACAAGAAACCAGTTAATGAAGAAATCAGAGGCTCACGTAGCAGAAACATTCATAGTATTCTAATACAAAAAGGCGAAGAACGTTTTAAAATGCAGGAAAACAATCTAAAAGCAGCTCGTGCAATGGCACGCCATATTAACAATGGCGGTGAGATGTTTGACAGTATTGGTCAAGCAATCACCGAGATGGCCGCTGAGTATAGAAAGCTACAAGAGTTTGTACGTTATGTACGTTCTGCTAAATTGATCAACGAAGACAACGAACAATACGTATCACTGGCATTAGAAAATATTGATAACATCAGAAACGCATTTGATAGAATTTCTGGTACAAAAACCTATGCATCAGCTGTTGAAAGTCTACAAGATAGATACAGCGTTGAAATCAACGAAACATTCGAAGACATTGAATCTAAATTTGTTGAAACACATTTTGATAACAAAGTTTCTGATGCTATGGCTAGCATTAAACGTGCATTAGCCAGACAGCATGCATTTGAATCAACTATCCAAGAAGCAATCGCAGAAGAAGATTTTTCAAATCTTCGTGACATGTTAGAAGAAAACGACATGGTTGAATTCGCAACACCACATGCAAGACTTGGCTACCAAGTTGCGCAAATGGGATATGCGGCTCAAAACGAAACATTAAGAAATCATCTAACTAACATTAGTAAAAAATTAGAATCAGGTAGTGGCTTAAATCAATTTGAATACACAACAGTTAAGAGTTGTTTGTTAAGCGCACATGAAGCAAAAATCAAAGCACCCGGAAGTGTAGACGAATCAAAAAAGTACGAAGAATTTTTAGACTCATTTATAATTCAGTAAGCCAATAAAATTTTAAAACTCCGATGCCTTGCATAAGTAACATTGTGCAAGGCATTTTTTATGTCTTGTCATAAATAAACTTGCAAGAAAGTCATTGACAAACTTGCAACATGGCATTATACTAAACTACAGTAGTACATCTATTTGTATTACAAACATGGCACATATGGCAAAGGAGAAATATTATGGCCTCATTAGCAGACATCCGCGCAAAGCTCGCGGCAATGGAATCAAAACCAGGTTCCTCAACTCAAACCACTACAAGCGATAACGCAATTTACCCCTTCTGGAATATTGAAGAAGGTCAAACTGCAACATTCCGTTTCCTACCAGATTCAGATCCTAACAATACCTTCTTTTGGGTAGAACGTCAGATGATCCGTCTCAGCTTTCCGGGTGTAGTTGGTGGTGAAAACAAGCCTGTAACTGTACAAGTACCTTGTGGTGAAATGTATGGCGACAACTGCCCCATTCTTACAGAGGTTCGCCCCTGGTTCAAGGATCCAAGTCTTGAAGAAATGGGCCGTAAGTATTGGAAGAAGCGTTCGTACATCTTCCAGGGCTTTGTTGTTAACAATCCTTTACAGGAAGAAAGCCCAGAGAACTCAATTCGTCGTTTCGTGATTGGTCCTCAGATTTTCAATATCATTAAGGGTGCGCTAATGGATCCTGATATGGAAAATATCCCAACTGACTATGTCAACGGCACTGACTTCCGTCTTACTAAGACTACAAAGGGTCAGTATGCTGACTACAGCAC